CCAGTGCAATCAACCCCGCTGAATAGCGAGACAACGCCATGATAGACGCTGCTTACGCTCAGTACGTGCCGCCCCGAAAAGTGAGGGAGCACAAGTTCTCAATTCGTTTGAGCACTGAAGATCACATCCGGATTCTCTGGTGGGCGCGAAACCGTGGTTGCGACGCTAACCGGCGCAGGGCAGAAGCGGCGCGCTTCGCCATTCAGCAGTTTCTGACGGAAGCGGGCGTGCCCTCAGCGGAAGACATTGTAAAAGCGAGCCATAACCGCGGGCCACGGCGCCGGGCTATCGACCGCTTCCTGGACGAGGCCGGAATCCCAGACTCCGATGAGCTTCGCAGCCAACACCCAAAAACACTCCCTTAATACGAAGCCAGCCAGGTAGCTGAAAGCTGACCTGGCGTTGATAAGCATCTTTAGGCCTTTTTGGGATTCCCGAGAGATTCCCAAAAACAACAACGAGGGACGCATGCACCGACAGGCCGAAACTGAAAAGGAATTGATGGAATGGTTCGACAAGCAAAACGCGGAAAGAAAATGGCGGATTAGCGCTTATCTAATTCAAAGCAGACAGCCAATAGCGGAAGCGTTCCGGTTTCTGAAAACCATAGACGATCGGGGCTCCCAAATTTACTTGGTCCGTAAGCCCAGCGGACAAATGCATTAGGGAAACAGCAGGAAACATGACGAACGCGACCACACCCGTGAAAGCAAAAGTTAAAACGCCCATGAAGCGCAACTACATGCGCATTTTCTGCCCGGACTGCGGCGGCATCTGCCGCATGCGCACCAGCCAGGAGATAGACCCACTGCTGAAGCGCGGTTACGTGATGTGCCAAGACATCGAATGCGGCTACCGCGGGGTGATTCACATCGAACACGTAGCCCGGCTTTCCTACACCGGCCATGAAAAAGACAAGCGGATCCCTTTCACCGAAAGCATACAGCGCCACCTTCAAATGGCCCTGCTGGGTGAAGAGAAAGAACAAACGCAGTAACGCATCGCAACCACGAAAGGACACGAACATGACCGCTATCGAAACAACCAACATGACCAACGCCGCCTACCGCCAGTTGCTGGCTTTACGCAAGGACAGCCATCGCGCAAACGAGTGTGTTCAGAAGGTAGTCGACAGCCTGATGGAAGAATTCAGCTGCAGCCGCCGGCGTGCTGTGCTGAAGGTCACTGCCGCCTGGTATGACCTTGAAGCCTCGAACGCCAGCAAGGCTTACATCGATGTCAGCCACACCACGGGCAATGCGGTGGTTATTTGCGACACGGCCACTGGCCGAACGTCCATTTTCTCGATTAGCGAGCTCCTGCAGCTTCGCGAAAGAGCCGCGCACGTCACGCACATTCAAGCCTGAGTCGGAGCCACCAATGCAAGACCACCTACGGTCGGACATCCTCTTCCGGCTAAAAAGCGACTTTGGCGGCAAAGAAAGCACCGACGCAAAATACCTGCGCCGGCTGCAGTGCCCCAGCTGTGGAAAAAAAGAGGCGTTCACCTCGCTGGATGCGCCCTGGATGATCCGCTGCGGGCGGGAATCAAAGTGCGGCGATTCACATCACGTAAAGCAGATGTTCCCGGAGCTGTTCGACAGCTGGACCGAGCGCTTCGCCAAGCGTGACCTGAAGCCAGGCGAAAAGCCGACCGGCACCGAAGTGGCAGACGCGTACATGGAGCACGGCCGCGGCTTTGCTCTGGACAAGGTTCAAGGCTGGTACAGCCAGGAAACCTACTGGGATCACCATCGCAATATTTCTTCTGCCACCGTTCGCTTTGCCATCAACGATCGCGACTACTGGGAGCGCATCATTGATAAGCCGGACCGCTTCGGCAAGATGAAAGCCCACTTCAACAACGGTGCAAACTTTCGTGGCCAGGCATGGGTTCCACCCGGGCTGGACCTTGCTCAGGTAACTGAGCTGTGGATTGTGGAAGGCATTTTTGACGCTATCGCGCTGTACCACGCAGGCATTGCTGCCGTTGCTGCGTTCAGCTGCAATAACTACCCCGAGAAGATCCTGGAAAAGGTTTCAGAGCTGTGCGAAGCCGCTGGCAACAAACCCCCGCGTTTAATCTGGGCACTAGACGGCGACAGCGCCGGCGTTCGTTATGTCCAGAAATTTGCCCGCATATCTCGCGCCGCGGGCTGGCTGATCGGCGCCGCTGTTATCGCCCCGGTGGGCAAAGAAAAGCGCGACTGGAACGACGCCTGGCAGCGCGGTGAACTGGTCAGCGAAGACGGCGAGCTGCTAACAAAAGAGCCCCGGCACCAGGGCGACCTGGTTATCGCCCGCAGCGCTGGCGAAAAAGCCACCCACATTTTCAACCACACCGGTAAGCGCGACTTCCCGTTCGACTACGGCAACCGCCTGTTCTGGTTCCGCCTGAACATGGATGAATTTCAAAAAGCTGTGAATGACCTGGAAGAATCCAGCGAAGCCCTGACCGATCGCGAAATCCGCGACAGAGCGCTGGACCAGTGCAACGCCGTTTCTGAAATTGCCAACAGCCACGTCAGCTTTTTGTATTACCTGGCCAACAAAGTAACGGATGAAAGCTGGTACTACACCCGCGTTGAATTCCCACACGATGGCCGGCCGGTAAAAAACACGTTCAGTGGAGGCCAGCTGGCCAGCGCCAGTGAATTCAAAAAGCGCCTTCTGAGTGTTGCACCTGGTGCGGTATGGACCGGCAGCAGCCAGCAGCTAGACCGCCTGCTGAAACAGCAGATCAGCGGCATTAAAACCGTAGAAACCATCGATTTCATTGGTTACAGCAAAGAACACGAAACCTGGGTATTTCCAGAACTGGCCGTAAGCCACGGCAGCATTTACGAACTGAACGATGAGGACTATTACGACATCGGCCGCATGAGCGTGAAAACGCTGTCTGAGTCGGTGGCGCTAACCATCAACAGCAACCGGGCCGACTACCAGCACGGCTGGGCATCAGACCTGGCCAACTGCTTTGGCCCAAAAGGTGTGATTGCTTTGGCTTACTGGCTGGGCAGCCTGTTTGCGGAGCAAATCCGGCGGGCGCACAAGTCTTTCCCGTTCATAGAAATAGTGGGCGAGGCCGGGTCCGGTAAATCCACTCTGATTGAATTCCTGTGGAAGCTGGTTGGCCGGCAGGATTACGAAGGCTTCGACCCCAGCAAAGCCACGCTGGCAGCCCGGGCCCGTAACTTCGCCCAGGTGTCCAACCTGCCGGTAGTGTTGATCGAATCCGATCGGGACCAGGACGGCGCCGGCGGAAAACAGCGCCAGTTTGATTGGGACGAACTGAAAACCGCTTACAACGGCCGGTCTGTTCGCAGCCGTGGCATGAAGAACGGCGGCAACGACACCTACGAACCCCCGTTTCGTGGCGCCGTGGTGATCAGCCAGAACGCCCAGGTATCGGCAAGCGATGCCGTGCTGCAGCGGATTGTGCACCTGAACGTAACGCGCCAGGGCCACAGCGAAATCACCAAGGCCCTGGCCGAACGCCTGGAGCGCACACCTATGGACCAGGTGAGCGGCTTCGTTCTGCAGGCTGCCACGGCTGAAGCCTCGCTGATGCGGATTATTTGCGAACGGTCCCCCATCTATGAAAAAGCGCTTTCCGAGCTGCCAGACATCCGCATTCACCGGATAGCGAAAAACCACAGCCAGATTATGGCGCTGCTGGACTGCCTGGGCCCAGACGGCCTGCAGCTGCTACCCGAAAGCCACCTGGAACCCGCCCGTGAAATGGTGCAGGGCATGGCCATCGAACGGCAAACCGCCGTGAACGCCGACCACCCCATGGTTCAGGAATTCTGGGAGGCCTACGACTACATCGAAGGCCAGAGCAGCAACGCCACCCTGAACCACTACGACGATGACAGCCTGATCGCCGTCAACCTGAAGCATTTCGAGCAGGTTTGCGCTGAATCCAAGCTGCGTATTCCGCCCATTACCGAGCTAAAACGGCACCTGAAAACCAGCCGCAGCCGCAAATTCATTGATTCAAGCCGCACCGTGCGAAGCGCCATTCGCCGTGAAGGCAACGTACTGGGCAGCGCCACCGTGCGTTGCTGGATTTTTGAAGCTGAAGCCTAACCACATGGAGAACGTTATGAACCCATCAGTAGCAGTAGCAACCCCACAAGCGCCAGCCGCCCGCCTGCATGACATTGGCGAGCTGACAGTGATCAACCAAGACCACGGCCGTGTGCACCACCACGTGGCCATGGTGCTGGTTTTCGACAGCATCGAGCAGGCCGCGGCATGTATGGAAGCCGGCATGGTGCGGCTTGTGCCCGCTACCGACCTGAATTCGGAAGCCGTGGAGTACCTGAACGATGGCCGATAAAGCCGACGTTGCCGACGCCTACATCGAGCAATCCCTTGAAACCGCGTTGCGCAACCAGCTGGAACTGAACAGCTATATAAGCTCAGACCCAGACTGCGAACAGTGCGGCGAGCCCATATCCGAAGCCAGGCGCGAAGCCCTGCCAGGGTGCCCCACTTGTGTGGAGTGCCAGCA